CAGTGTCTGTTGAGTTGTAGTATATGAATAGGTCATTAGCTCGGGCAGTGTTACTAATTGCCATAAAAACTATTATGCCAAACAGTACAAAAGACAATCTTGTTATAAATCTTTCAAACATACTTTTAATTAGACTGAGAAATATTAATGTTATTGCCGCCATTTTCTAATAATCCTCTGTCTATTCCTATTCCATTTTGCTTTAGTGTTATTTCATAACCGTAATCTTTATCTAATCTCAACTGTATATAATTTTGGTCATCTTGTTTAATAATTACATACGTTGGTTCTGTTGCAACCTGTAATCCTATTTTTTCATCACTTACAAGGTCAGTTGTTTTTATCGTTTGTTGATCTTCAAATTCTTTTGCTAACTGAATGTTTAATGCTTCTAGTACATCTTGTAAAAAGTTCTGTAATAAAAAATCAAAATCCAATTCTGCTACTGCATCATCTTCTTCTTCTAAATAATCAGTTTCTAATTCTTTAAACTCTAAAAAATCTATATCTAAAATATTTGCTGTTTTTTCTAATTGTTGTGCTAGTAATTCTTTATCAATTTTCTTTGGTTTACTAATAATTAATAAATTATTAATTAAACTTTCATCAATATCTAGAATTAATGGTCTCATCGGTTTATTTTCCGCTGTTGGAACTACAGTTACTTGAAATGCTTGATTAAGTATTACTTGTCCTACTGCACTATCTACTGTAATTTCTCCAACAAAACAATTACCATTACCGTCGCAACTAGGTAACAATATAATCATACTGTTTCCTGTTTCATCAACAGTCATTGTAAAGTCTGTGCCTCTAACACCAATTACTGCGGTTGGTGTTTGAATTTTAACGTTCTGTTTATATTTTTTTGCTATCTGTCCACTAGCATAACGAACTGTTCCTAATCCTGCTTTAATAGACATTGAGCCTACATCATTTGCTGGATCAAAAATAAATTCATCAATCAAAACTCTACTATGAGCTTCGAGTTCTAGTTTAGTATCGTCTACAAAATTGATTTGTTGCTTACCTTTGTATGTTTGTACTTTATCCATTGATAAAATACCCACACCTAGATCGCCTTGTATTTCTCCAGTATCTCTAGTAATTGTACTAGGGCCTTCTGCTTGAGTAATTTTTCCTATACTAGCAAAAGCACTACTGGACAGATACAAACAAAAAATTAAAACAGTAGCACAGAGTGACCTCATATTAGTCACTCTGCGTTATGTCAACGTCAAAATCATCACCTGCGACAGTTAAGTCAACAACGTTATCATAGACACCACTTTGTGTAATATCTATTTTACCGCCACCGCCATCTACGTCTAGTGTTATAGTGTGTCCATTAATATCACCGTTTCCTGTTTGTGATGTTGTTAATGCAACTCCTTCGTCACTATTATCACTGTTTGTAGATAATGAAGAAGCATTATTAATGTCAACTGTTAGTGCGGCACTTTGACCGTCTATTGTTGTACTAATAATACTGTTATCACCTGTAACTGTAAATGCAACTGTAGAAGAATCTGCATCTGCAGTTTCACCAATAGCAAATGTGTAATCGTTACTATCACCTGTATTAGTAATGTTCAATGTTACAGTGTCACAGTTTCCTGCGCCTGCACTAGAACAATCTAAATCTACAGTGTTTGAATTACCTGTAAATGCCCAAGTACCAGTATACGTTGCACCATAGATAATCGCTTCAATAGTGTTTGTATTTCCTGTTTGTGTAATAGAAAAAGTCATATCATCGCCAGCAAGTGTGACGTCTGTTGTACTATTTCCTATTACGTTGTTTTGCCCGTCTTGAGTGATATCCAAGTCTAAATTGTCACCAGACTGAGTAATATATATGTCGTTAGCATATAAAGGACCACTCAATAACATAAGAAAAACAACTATTAACCATTTTCTCATCGGTCGTCTCCTTTATTATTTTCATTTTGCCCTTTGATGTCTTCTTCGACATTTTTGAATGGTTCAGTATTGTTATGCAATTTCCGTGCAAGGTTGGAGTCATCAGACACTGAATCCTTATTATTTGGATTTTCTGAGTCGTTGGTTTGGAGAGCCGTATCTTTACTAGACGAAACAGCGTCTGACTCCATCACTGGAAGTTTAAATTTCCAGAGCCCTTTTTCTTTTCCTTGCTTAACGATTTCTATAACCGCCTGTTCAATTGCACACTGAACTGCATAGTTGACTGGCTCATTAATCGAACTGCCAATTTCTATTTCTAATGCTCGTGTACCTAAGTCTAAAAACCTAAATACATCAGCACCGTCCTTATAACTAGCAATAGTTTTATCTACTAAAACACTTAAAAGTATTTCACCAGTATTAACACTAACTATTCGCATAGCCACAGAAACTCTATCTGTTCTATATTGTTTAGATGTACCAATACCAAAGTATCTAGCACCAACACCTCCAGTTTGGATATTACTATCATATCCAACAATGGCACCATCTAACAATAATCCGGCAAATAGCATCGGCTTTAATTGTTCTGCTTTTTTGCCGTCATAAATTTCTCTTGTACTTCTTATTAATTGTCTTTCTTTAACCAAGTTATCTAAACTTGCACGTTCTAGTACTTTAAACCATGTACCATCACCAGCACTTTGTAGTGCTTGTATAACAAAACTATCAGCACCTTGCGTTACTGCCGTGCTGAGTTGACTAAAATCTGAACTTGGTTTACGTTGTCCTGTTTTATCTTGGAACCCATATACTGCGATTGTGATAATAGGACCGTCAATTGGTGGTAATTTTTTTAGTTCTTCTACTCCTGTAGGTATAGGAGCAGGTGGCTCGATTCTAACTGACTTAACTGCCGTTCCGGCACAGCCACTAAGAAATGTTAATAATAATACGCCAATTAAGAACTTTTTCATATCTCAAATTTCTCATTAGAAACCAAACCCAGTTAACGGCGTTGTTAGTTCTGTAACTGTGCCATCTTCTTCAGTTATTGTTACTGTGATTGTATCGGCTGTTGTATCTTTGACCCAACTAATTGTAGCGCCTTCGATTGTAGCAGTACCACTATTGGCACCGTTTTCTTCGAACATACTATCGACTAGGTTTTTTGAGATATTGGCGTAAATTCTAGACTCAACATTGTTAAGGAATTTGGCAATAGTTTCTTGTCCTGCTTCTCGTTCAAGTCTTCTTGCTTCAGCCTCTGCTTTGTCTTTAATTTCTTCTTTACGCTGAAATTGAAGTTGCTCTATACTTAATACATGAGTACTATACCCAGTTCCACTAAAGGAAGGGTTCTTAAATTCTTGTGTGAGTTCACTTGCACTAGCAGAAAGCCAGAAGAAACTCATGACTAAGGTTACTATAGTTTTATACATTTCGATACGATCTCCACTACTATTTATAGTATTACCGGGTCTTAAATACTACCACTTTAATACTCTTTAACACTTCGAGGTGTTTATTTTAGTTTCTTTTTTGTTTAAAAAATGTACAAACTTCTATAAATATAGTAGCAATATATTGTAAACTTGGGCGGTGGTTTATAGCCCTTTACTGCCGTCCATTCTTCCTAATATTAGTCAAAAAAAACGGTCCCTTAGGACCGCTTTTATTATTTTTTTGGGTTACTAATCATTTCCCATTCTTCATCAGTATAGGGCCACATAACTTTTCTCCATTTATAAAGTATAATGCAAGACATTAAGTACCATAACGCCTGCGATAATAGACATCATTGTTCCAAATACTAGGACTGTTGTTAAAACATCTTTAACTTTTGTCATAGTCTTTTTTCTCCGTCATTAAAGCCTGTGCTTCTGTATAATACCCTTGACGGGCAAGTTCTGATGCCGCTCTGGCTCTTCCTGCACTTTCACCAAATGCAATTACTGCCACAAAAGCAGTGGCTAAAATTTTGCGAACTACTTCGCAGAACTTACAAGTGTAAGTCCAATATGTTTGTGCTAATGTACTCATTTGTCAAATAATCCTCTGTGTGTTCCGTATATTAGTTGTCTTTGTCTTCTTTCTAAATCAACAAGGTCGGCAGATTTTGCTAACCATCTTTCCTCAGTTGTCAGACCGTCACCTTTAAAATAATTTAAAATTGTTTTTAAAATCTTCATTTTAAAATTTACCCTTCTTTACAATTTTAGGCAGAACATAGGTATAAGCATATTGCCAGTCTTTACCGTATTCTGTTTTGGCCCAAATCAGCATCTGCTCGTTGTGATTGCTCGAATTGAATCGCAAGAAGCTCGTGAGATGGGCAATAAATGATTTAATCATTGCTATCTCCATTAATAATGTTTTTATGATGCTTGAGGAAAGCAATACCCCAGGTCTCTTCCTGGCGTCACCACGGTACCTGCCAAACGTACCACTTGTAAGGCATGGGATATGCCCTAGTCTTTCCTAGTGTCACCCATTTTTTCTGAGCTCGGTGTCGCTCTTATTACAACTAAAGTTTGAATAACTTCGTGCGTTGCAACATTTTTATTCACTTTTATTTATCAAATAGGACAGGAAACCTGTTCTATTTTATTTGCAAGACTGTATTGCTATTTTGTAATGAATATTAATCTGAAATAGTTTTGGATTCGTAAACAGAATTGTATTGATTGTTTACCATAATAAAGGTAGCACACTTCGACAACTGTTTAAGTTTCATCGCACCAACGTATGTACAAGCAGAACGTATTCCGCCTAAAACGTCTTGAATCGTATCTTGTACATCTCCTTTATAAGGAACAAGTACAGTTCTACCTTCACTGCTTCTATAATTCTTAAGACCATCAAAATGTTTATTATTTGCTGTCTTACTACTCATACCATAGAATTGTACAAATTTACGTTCTTCGTAATGTGGCATAAAATTGCCATTGTCTAATCGAGTTGCTTCACCATTAGCAAAGTGTTTGGTAATTACTTCTCCCCCACCTTGATTGTGACCTGCCAGCATTCCTCCCAGCATAACGAAATCGGCACCTCCAGCGAAAGCCTTAGCAACGTCTCCTGGTCCTGTACAACCTCCGTCTGCAATAACGTGTCCGCCGAGACCGTGTGCGGCGTCGGCACATTCAATAACTGCGGACAACTGTGGATAGCCCACGCCTGTTTTAATCCTAGTAGTACATACACTACCAGGGCCAATACCAACTTTGACAATATCTGCTCCTCTAAGAATAAGTTCTTGTGTTTGGTCACCAGTTACTACGTTACCTGCAATAATAACAATATGTGGATATTGGTTTCTCAATTCTGCAATAAAATCTGCAAAACGTTCACTATACCCATTTGCTACATCTACACACAAATATTTCAACTGTTCGCCAACTTGTTCGTAGACTGCACGAAACTTATAATGATCCGATTCTGTGATCCCAATGCTCATTGCTACATTGTTCGTTCTAATATATTGCCCTGAATCAAAATATGCAACAAGTTCATTTACACTATAAGTTTTCACCAAACAAGTAAAAATATCAAGTTCAGCAAGTGCGTCTGCCATTTCAAATGTACCAACACCGTCCATATTGCTTGCCATAATTGGAATATTCTCATAGTGCGGATGACTTTCTGGACGTAAATTTTCCATACTCATTTCCATAGGTTTATAGTTTCTAAAAACAAACCTACGTTTTACTCGCACATCTTTTCTACTACCAAGTGTACTACGTTTAGGTCTCAGCAGTACATCCGAATAATCTAATTTTACGTCCTGTTCAATTCTCATTTGATAACCTCAATTCTTGGTGAAATATGTTTAGGGGTGTATCCTAAATCTTTTAATTTTGTTATATCTGCTAGTGTGTCTTTTCTTTCATTTGGTGTATAAATTTTAACTGGTAAGTTTGGTGCTAAATCTCTTATTCTTACACTGTGTCCAGATCCAACATCAATAACTCCTGTTACTTCTGGATTAAACACTAAAAGTTCTATAGCATCTAAACAATCTTCCATATGTATAAAATCTCTAGTATGATTAGTTACATACTCTAATGTACCTTTTTTAAGTTTATCAAAAAACATTCCTTCTCTCGGATTGTCATCATAAACTGTATGAAACCTCATACCCAAGTTCATTGGATAATAACTAGCAACTTTTTCCATTATATGTTTTGATGCCGCATAAGGATTTAAATGTGGTTCGTATTGTGAACTTGAACTTGCATACAAAACTCTAACGTGTGAATATTTTTGAAATAACCTTTTACTAACTTCTACGTTGTTTATCCAATATCCGCCTGGATCATTCATACTTTGTCTTACACCACTTTTACCTGCTAGGTGAATAACAAAAGAAACATCATTAGGTAATTCACAATCAAGTAAATCATTGCCGTCTTGTTTGTCAATGCCTATTACTTCGAACTGTAAATGTTCTAATCTTTGTTTTAATTTACTTCCTATAAAACCTTTATGCCCTGTTAAAAGTACTCTCATTTATGAATGTTAAAATGGCTAAAAGATTGTTGTATACATTTTGCTTGATAATAACAATCTGCTAAGGCGTTGTGAGCATCTGTTCTAATTGCTTTACGTGGATCTTGTGGCATTAAACTAAACACTGTTCTACTATCTCTAATTTGCCAAAAGTTCCAAGGACGAGGTATGCCTAATTGTTCATATAAGTTTTCTAATATCACAATATCAAAAGCAGGACCTTGTGCCCATATCTCATCTACACCTACTAACCACTTGTTTAACTGACTAGTTGTATCAATTAAACTTGTTCTCCCTTCATCTCCTAATGCTTCATCTCTAATTGCTTTGTCTTGTTTTCCCCACCACTCAAGTGTACCGTCATCAATACTACGACCCAGTTTAGTTTGCTCATCAACATCTAATCGTAAGTATAGACCTTTGTCTGGTTCTGTTTGTGTGTATGGATTAAATTTAATTGCACCTAGTGTAAGGACTACACAATCGGGTTTTGTACCCAAAGTTTCCAAGTCAATCATTGCGTGTGTTGACATATAACCTCTACTTGTCTTCTTCGATTCTAACTTCTAGCGGATAACCCTCTTGTCTAGCCGCCAATGTAACTTCGATTCCTTTTTGTTCTGCAATTTCATAAGGGTACGTTGCCACTACGGCACTACCTTCTTCGTGAATATCTACTACAATCTTTTTTGCTTGTTCTTCTGTATATTCAAAAAAGTCTGTAAGACAAGTAATAACAAACTCCATAGTTGTTACATCATCATTTAACATGATAACTTTCCACAAATTTGGTTCTTTTAGTTCCACTTTAGATGCCGGTTTAACTATTGTTGCATTATCTGTACTTGTCATTATCAATTCTTCTGTATATATTGTTGATGAGGAAAATCATAGAATTCCAACTCTGTTTTATCTTGGCTCATACCTTCTCTTCGTTTGAATTTGCCTACTTGTGGTACTCCTGTGTCTGCTTGTTTTTGGCCCATCTTATTTAGATTCTCTCTATTATCTTCATTTATAGGTATAGTATATAACCTTGTGCCATCTTTGTCAAGTACCAAAAGATCAATATTTCCGCTATTTTCTTTGTGAAATAAGTCAATCCATTCGCCTGTTGGGTATTCTGGGTATGCTCTACCAAAGATTTTTTCAATATCTACAGTTAACCATCCTAATGCACCAAAACTCAAAGGTAATAAAACAAGTGCTATTTTCCAGTTAACTCTTAACCATACTGCTACACAAAGGATAAGGACCAATAAAGGCCAACCCACAATATGATAAATCCAAGTATCGAACCAATTTAAGTTAAACATTATGGTGTAATCTCCGTAGTAGGAGGCGGTGCCTCTGCATTAGATGTAACTGTTTGTAAATTCCTACGTGATAAAGAACTATCGTGCCCTGTTTGAATAGAATTGACTTTGCCAAAGTCTACAATAGTACCTGTCCAATTCCAATCTAAATCAACTACTTGATCTTTATCATCTGCTTTAAAAGAAAATATAGGTTGTTCTTGTCCTTTACTAGATACGACAACTTCTTTTTTACCTAATTTTCTAAACTTCTTAATAGTCATAAACTCTACAGTAACATTTTGTGGTAATTTGTCACCATGTGGACTATATAAATGAATACTAATTTGATATGTTCCTTGTAATAACTTTGTAAAGTGTACTACTTCTTGATTGCCAGAATTTATTATTTTGCCATTTAGTATGTCGTTTTGAAAACCTAAATCATCTCTTTCCAAATGCATACCAGGAACATTTTTATTTGTAAAACTTAAAATATTGTTTAGCGGATCTTTTACCCATACATCAACATCTAGTTTGCTATCACGATCCCAATTAACAACTACCATTGCTACATCGGGTGGATCAACTTTACCTTCATCAGCAATAGGATTAATTAGTATATAAGCAATAAAGAATAAGAATACGAAACCTACTAGCATATTGAATAGTAAGTCTATAAATCCAAATGTTGATAGATATCTTTTATCTCTCTGCATTATGGCTTTCCCAAAGTACTAGTTGCACCTTTAAGTGTAAACTACTAATTAATCCAACTAGGGTCGTAGTAAGTGCAGTACTCATGCCAGTAGCCATTAGGTTCAAAGATTGTGTTAATGAGTCTATATCTGAAACGTCTATGCCATCAAATGTTGACCAGAGCATAATTAAGAAACCACTTACGGTTCCAATTAATCCTAACGATACCATGCTTTCTGCAGAGAACCATAATAGATTGTTGTCTGCTTTATTTGGTTTGAAGATATTGTATAATACAAATAATGAAGATACAAACCAAACAATTAAAATAATGAAACTAATTTTGGTTTGGTCGGCATTCCATAGTGCAGTCCATAATTCAAACATATGAATTACAAAAAAGCCAAATAATGTGCAAGTAAGAATTGCTACCCACTTGTAGAGTAAATTTAAGTCCATTCTAGCCGCTCCTTGTCAACAGTAGTATTTATAGGGTGCCACCGGCTATATTAAGTTATACTTTATATGTAGGGTGAATGATAGTGGCTGTTTCCGACTCACTTGTTGTACAGCCACTATCTATTTTACGAAATTATTTGATTTCGATAGTTTTTGGTTTTTTCGCTTCTGGAATAATTCTTTCCATAGAAACTTTTAGTAAACCATCTTTTAATTCAGCACCGTTGACTACTACGTCATCTGCTACTGTAAAAGTTTTCGAAAAGTATCTTTTACTGATACCTTTATGAAGTACACCTTCTTTGGCATCTTTGTCTTCAACTTTTTTCGATTTGATGTGTAGCATATTATCTGCATATTCTACTTCAATATCGTCTTTGCCGAAGCCTGCAAGTGCCACTTCAATATCGTATGTGTTTTCACCTGTTTTTACGATATTGTATGGTGGGTAGTTTACAGTTGGTACTGAAAAGACATCATCATCCATCATTCTTTCAAAGTGATCAAAAATGTTGTCAAAACCTACAGTTACTGGACGTAACTGATTAAAAATAGATAAGTGCTTGTTAGTCATAATAAACCTCCTTAGTTAAGCAAAGTTATCTTAATTGGCCCCATTTTGGCGACCTAATACAATTAGAACCATTTCTAACTGTACTATTATTATATAGTTATTTATCTGTAAAAGTCAAGAGTTTATTTTATCGCATATTACTTGACTTATTATATGTGCTTAAATGTGTATAATATGGTAGTTTATACCCACACAGAGCTCATATTACGGGTCTTATTAGCCTTCTAACTTCATTTTAGCAAGTTTCTTTTCCCAACGTTTTCTTCCGGCTTTTTTAGCCTCTCTTTTGATTTCGCTAGGTTTTCTGTAATATTGTCTATCACGAAGTGTTTGCATTAACCCATCATTCGTAAGTCTCTTTTTAAGTTTACGAAGTGCTTTATTAAGTGCTTCTGGAGTATCACCGTTTACATGAACGTGAAATCCATTATCTCTGGGTCTATCTTCCCACTTCTTTTTATTGTTAAAATGATGCGGTTTAAAACCACCTTGTTGTTTGTTATAAGCCAATTGGCCCTCCTATGTTATTACTGTCTAGTTGTTTAATAAATGAAGATAAAACATGACTCTCATAATTCGAGTTTATCTGTTTTGCTTCTTCAATATTGTGATACACATCAGGACGTGACAGTATCCATCCTAAATGCAACCTATCCAATTTTGTTTGATTGTCTACAAAAACAAAATTACTTGAATTGACTGTATTTGCAATCCAAGTAAAATCTTTATCATCTTTAGTAACACAATGAACACTAATGTTTCTTTTGTCCTTGTCTAAAATATGTAGTATGTCGTTTATTAGAGGAGTATCACCTACTAAACATATTTTATAGTCACTGCTATGTGCATAATCTGGACTTGTTACTATTGCTATTTTATCGTTTATCATTCTCTCCCATTTGATAAGAAATCAGTCATTTCGCTTTTTTCTGCATCTGACAAATCTTCTAATTCTATTTCACCTTGTGCTACTTTTTCAACAAGGTCTCTAACATAATCTTCAGTTAAGTAACTATCTGTTCCTGACTTATCAACTTCGATCCACTTTTTATCATTCCATTTATATAGTTTATGTGGAAATATATCAGTCTTTGTAAACAGTTGTCCTGTTACTGCTTCTGCTGGAAACTTACTACCAAAACTTGCAGGAGGTACAGTACCATCTTCGATATTATCTGCCATTAGTTTTAATGCATCAGGTGTTTTGTTTGCTTCTACTAATTTGTATTTTTGATTCAAACGTTCAATAGCGGCATCTCTGGCTTTAATTTGTATTTCCATTTCTGCTTTTTCTTTTTCTGCCTGTGCTTGTAGTTCTTTTAGTCTTTCCTTTTCCTCGTCTGTTAGGTTCTTTTGCTTTTGTAGTTCTTGTAATTCTTTTTGTGCTTGTTTTACTTTTGACTCGTCCTCTACTACTTTCTCTACTTCTACTACTTTCTCCACGATTTCGGGCTCGCGACTCTCTAAATCCTTTACCACCGCTTTTAAATCCGCAATAGTTTCTTCTTTATCTTTAACTTTATCTTTCAAATCAGAAACTAATTTAGCATTTTTGTCTTTCATTTCATCCATTAAAGATTTTAGTTTTTCTTCACTTGTTTCTTTATCGGTTGTAATTTTATCTATCTTCTTTTGAAGTTTTTCAATGTCTGCATCTTTGGCTTCATTACTGGCTTGAAGAGCATCCATTTTATTTTCAAGTTCTTCTAATAACTTGGTATAGTCATCAATTTTCATTTGCAACTCCTCTATTTTCTTTTGCTTGACTTCGGGACGATTTTTCCATTCTTTTTCTTCCCTAGCCCATTTAATTTGCATAGTAGCCGCTAACACTAACATAATTGCTAGTGGGTCAAATACTATAACAATGATTATGATTACCCAACGTACTGCTTCTTCTAGTAAATTTCTATCTGCTTCTTCGCCATATATAAATTCTGCAATATACTTAATTGGTCCTACTTCTGCTTCAAGTTTTCTGTATTCTTTTTCGTAGTCAAATATTTGATTACGGAAATCGTCAACTTTAACTTGTTCAGTTGAAATATTGTTTTCTAGTAAAGTAATTCTAGCATCAATATCTTCTGTTTTAACATTCGCTTGATTACGAAGGTTTTGAATTCTATCTTGTATTGCTTTAATATCATTTTCATATTTTTTATCAATTGCTTCTAAAGATTTAGACAACTGATTTTGTATGTTAATGATTTCTTTTTGTACTCTAGATGCTACAGATAATTCTAATTCTGATGCTTTTTTAACTGCTTCATCATACTTTGTACCACCACCTAAACTGTTTTTAAATCTATCAGCCGCGGCTTTAATATCAGCATCTTTACGTTCTTGTGCTTGTTTTAATCTGTTGTTTTGTAATTCAATCTTTTTGTCAGCATCTTTACGAACATTGTCTTTTTCTTTATCTATTTTTGCATACAATTCGTTAAGAACTATTTGTTCTTTGCTAACTAAATTATCTACTCTAGTGCTATCACCAGTATTCAACCCGTCAATTTCTATTTGCCATCTATCAATCTTATCAGTACTACGTTTAAGATTTGCTTCTAATGACGATATAATTGCTTGTTGATCTTCACCTAATGCAGTTTGCTCAATATGGCTTTTACTTAAAAAGCCAAAAATACCCATGCTTGTAATAAACATGAGTATAACAACTGCCATACTTAGATACCAGCGAGTAAACGCAGGTGCCCTTTTCCAATGTTGATGGAGCCAAACTGTGGCGGTTATTTTACCTACCTCCAATACTGCTCCCATAAGAATAATAGGAAATACAGCGGCCGCAAAGATGGCTGTTAATCCTACTATACTATACCAAGCCGCGATTGAACTAATGCTTAATGCGACTAATAATGTTATTATTGCAAAGAACATATATTATTTATTGTATCCTCTTACTTCATAAATGTATGATTTCCCAATACACCAATGTATTCTTTTTTATCTGCCCAACTAGGATATACTAAATTATGTGCATAATAAAATACTGCACCTTTAGTATTATCACTAATTTCATAAGATCCTGCACCAACAATTATAATTGCTATTTGTACAGATTCTCTCCAGGCTCTAGCATTACCTTCAATAGTTTGACCAGTTACTTCTTTGTTTGCCCAGATAACATCTTTGTTACCATCACAATACCAACTAAACTGACATCTATGCTTTCTTGGGTAATAAATTCTGTCTTTTTCAGCCAAATTTTTATGTTGTTTTGTTTTCCAACTTTCCCTTATAGGGCCTTCTGTAACTACTTTACAAAATGTATCTGGCCATCTTTTATCTTCTACTCTATTTTTAGTTACGTTTGCTACTGCCGCCTTACCAGAATATGATTCTGCTCTTGCTTCAAAGTAAATGTTTTCTGCTAAACACTGAATTTCAGGGTGCATACTGTTTGGAACCTTTTCAATATACAATTCATTCCATAAAATGTGTTTTGCTTGTGTTGTAAGTGTAGCACCAGTTGTTGCATTACTTGGTGTTACCCATATAAAAAATACTGTAAACAGTACGATAATAAAACGCATAAAGATCTCCTTCTTCATTAGTATTTAATTACTATAACATACTAATAATATCTGTCAACCTTTATTTCGCCAAGAAAATAGCGAGTAATTTGCTCCATGTATCGTCATTATATGCGAATTCTGGGTAATTTTGTCGAACTAAAGTTGTATCACAACGTTTATTGCTTATTTTCGCCCCATTTTGTTTTAAAAACGTACTGTAGAAGTTGTGTCCTATAAGATATGTGTTTGCTTTTAGTTGATTCTCCTCTAAAAATGTATCATATAATTTTATATGTGCTTTAAATCCTTCAAAAGTATAATCTCTTTTAAAAAATTCAGTAGGTCCAGCATACAACCAGTCATTTGTATACCATAAACCTTGCTTTTCTTCTAATCCATCGAAGGTGTATGTGTTATTATCTAATGTGTTCTTAATAAAATCGTTGAAAAAGTTTGTATTGCGTATAGCACAATCCCATCTAGCATGAACTATTACGTCTGCATCGATATTTTGTTCTAAAGTTTTATGTAATTGATATAATCTACCAAAATAATATTCAAAACGAAGTGTGCCTGGTTTATCAAAATTAAGATATCTATATAATTGATGTGAACAGTTGTTTTCAAACTGTTTTACTTCTTGTATTGTGGTGATTTGTGAATTTGTTATGTTTGGGTTAGGTTCCCAAGTTGTACTATAAAATACAGTTTCATAATCCGCGTGTTCAACAACACCTTGCCACCAAGGCCAACAAAATTCTATGTGTCGTGGGTCGCCTGTTAATATAATTGCGACCTTTGTCATTTACTTAACTTTGCCTTCTCTTAATAATTTTTCTCTGTTAGCCATGTGCTTCATTTGAATTTCTTCTTTTGAACCACCAAAGTATGCTACTGCATAACCTTCTTTAATCATTGTATCTGTTAAACGATCACCGTCAATAATAAAGTCACCTAGTATTCTACCAAATTTACCTTTTTTATCTTCGCCACTTCTATCAATTTCGGTTTTTAACACTTGTATAGAACCTACTGGCATATGATCTTTAACAAATTGTTTACTCGCTAAACCAAATTTCTTTTCTTCTTTATCTCTAGTTCTAGATTCAGGAGTATCAATACCCATCATTCGTACACGTTCTTTGTGCATCCAAATACCAAAGCCTAAATCGATATCAATATCAACAGTATCTCCGTCAACAACTCTTAAAATTTTACACTTATATTCGTACATATTATCTACCTATTGAACGCCATACTTCTTTAGCAGGCACTTTTATAAATCTTTTGTTTGTTTCGTTTGTATTAGGATTAGGAATTGTTAGAACAACATTTTTACCTCTTTTAAATGCCATCAGTTGTGCATGGTCTCTGCCACCACCTGGTGCTTTCCAATCAAGTCTCTGTTGTTTTGAGATTGATGACTTCTTTTGGCAGTGTTCGCCTTTAGAAGTTTGTGTTGCTCTTTGTCTTTTCTTTCCCATTTTTACTTTCCTTGTCCTCTATATTTCTTATATGAACGTTTTTTACTTTTATTCATAGAAGATTTTTTAGTCATTGAATGGTTTCCACCAATGCTAGTTTTCTTTTTTACGCTGACGTGTTCAACGTAACCTTTATGTAGTTTCATAAACCTCCCGGGTTAGTGGGTTTTTATTATAGTAGTATATTATATTTATGCTATACCTAATTGTTTTAATCTAGGATTGATATATTGTTCTGCCCAATCCTTGTGTGCTTGTTCAGGTGGGTGATATGCAATCCATTTATAATTACCATCATTTGTAAACTGCCATAATCCACCATACTCTTTATGAAATACCCATTGATCCCAATCAACTTCATTCCATAATTTGTTTATAACTTTATTTTCTTCCCAATGATGTTCTGCTTTTTCTAAAAAAGTTTCAACTTTATCATCATCTTTTTTTTCTTGTGGCAAAACTCTCAATGATCCATTTTCATCTACATTAACACCATATGCACTATCTTGATCCCAATCTTTATATCTAGGATCTCCCATATGCATAGGTATATAAGGAATATTTTTTGCTTTCAAAGTATTTTGTATTAGTATGTAATACTCTAATGTTTTTGCAAACATATTAAAATCTGTATAAAAATATTTTAAATATTCTTGTTTTGTGCCTGTATAACTAGAACCTTCAAGTTTATATGCATTGTATTGTGGCATATAATAATCATAACGTTCAGGAGTACTCCACATTACCACTACTGCTTTTATACTATCGTCAAGATTCTCTAAAACAGTTCTGGCAATTCTTCTATTGCCGGCACCACCTAGTGCTACATTTTTTGTTTGGGATATTAAAAACTCGGGCCAGTGTTTATAATCAACATCATTGTTGTCTTTATCTTTATGCGACCCTATTGTAAAACTACAACCGCTACATAGTATCATTGAAAACCTCTTTTGAGTATTTATTCAAACGAAAACCCCTAGCATTTCTGCTAGAGGCTTTCAAAAATTTTATTCTTGTGTAATGTTTCTTGTTCCTATGTTTACTATGCTCGTCACATACACCCGGATGTGTGCAATTTATATAAAGACCCACTGGTGTAATATTTAGTGCAGGTCAGTTTTTTGGTAATAAGCAACTTTTCTGTTGCTAGGGAAGTTGCCACCCCCGAAGAATTATGCCGCTAAGGCAAATTCCTCATTTGCAAAATTATCGTTTGCATTTATAGTTTTTATGCGATTTACGGTCGTCATCTACCGAGAACTCCACAGATCCTATTAATTACCTGTCGATCCTAACTCACCCCCATAACTTATCCGATAAGAACTAGTGTTGGTTCTCCGGATATTAAACTAACTACGATACTTGCGAATCCCCATAAAAGGATCGTGTATCCCAACCACCAATACCATTTGTTACCACGTTTATCCATAAAATTCTTGGTTGCACGTTTTGTACCTAATGGATCTTTACTTGCCGCATAGCCAAAAACTTTATCGCTCCAACTAAACGGTGGCAGTTTCCATAGTACTACTGGAATCATTAAGTAAAATATAAACACTGGATAGTCATCTGATGGTTCAGTATGACCTCCATATATAGCAATTACTAGTAATCCTAGTAAAAACCAACCTATATTCTTCTTGATAAAGTCCATAGTACTTCCTAAAATTTGGTGGAGGTGCCGGGAATCGCACCCGGGTCCAGCCTAACGTTCGAATTGCTTCAACGTTCTAATAGTATTTATAACAAAAGAACTTGACTTTGTCAACTCTATAATGTACATATATTATAAAAAAATGATAAGTAATTTTTAAAAGTAATCAACCAAAGGAATGTTATGGCAAAAATGCGTAACTACACATTTGTAACTGAAGAAGAGACAAAAACAATAGAAGCATTGAGTTACAAGAAAGCAGTAAAAAGTTTTCAAGGTAGCACAAAAGATAAAGTTGTAAGAGTTGAATGGGAAGCGAAAAAAGGTGGGGAGTACGAAAAAGTGCAAAACTTACCAATGGGGAGAAGTAAAAAAATAGGAAAGTAAAGTGACAGTAAGTAGAAACCCATTAGTTAAACTAATAGTTAAACTTCGTATGTTTTATGCTGATATAAGAGGACATCATGGTAAAAAATGGAACTATGAACCAAGTGAACATTATATGGGCATGGGCAAACGTAGAAAATAATAGAAAGAATTTATGGCAGGAGTTAAAGCACGTGGTCCACGTTCTGCACAAAACAAAAGATATCATAACGGAGAAGAAGTAAAACCAGTTAGATATTACAGTGTTGCAGAGGGCGTTAAAGGAAGAATGTGTGGCGTTGACATAAACGGCGACATCATCCGAGATGCACAAGGAAGACCAAAGCCATTTAAAAGTATCTAAGGATAAAATATGGCATTGGTACACAAACATATCATCATCAGAGCAGAAGTATTAAATCCTCCAAAAGCAGAATACGAAACTTGTGACAAAGTAAAAAATTTAATTGAACAAATTGGTATGAAAATACTAATGGGTCCATTTGCAAAGTATTGTGAAATGAAAGGCAACAGAGGACTTACAGTTGCTACTATAATCGAAACTAGCCATATTGTAATGCATAGTTGGGACGAAAATGTTCCTGCTAATATACAACTAGATGTTTATACTTGTGGTGAGTTTAAACCAGAAACTGTATTCAATTGGTTACAACAATTTAATCCTACAAAGATAGATTACAAATATTTAGATAGAGAACACGGCTTAACAGAAATACCTATCAACAATCCTTCATCAAAAACTTATACAACAGAAGAACTCGTAGAAGCCACAAAAAGTATATACCCAGAAATTTGGAAATAGATAAAAAAAGGCCCTAATATTTCTACTAGGGCCTTTAGTTTTAATTAATTTAAATTAATTAATTATGCAGATACTCTTCTTCTTGGAATAGAGTATACTACTGCTGGTCTACCAACGTAACCTGAATTATCAGCAGTTGCTTTTACATTGAAACCTGCTTCTCTTAATTCAGTTAATCTAGCACCTGGAGAAGCGATATCTAAATCGTTTCTTAAATCATCAGCAGTAAACGTTTTACCGTTACCCCAATAGTTTGCTAGGATTTGTTGGTTTTGAGTTCCTTCTTTAAAGAACTTTGTACCGATTGCTTTTTTACTCATCATGTTAACTCCTTATTATAATTATTATTGTTAACTTTATATAAGTTATACATGATTTCGAGGTAAATGTCAACCTTTTTATTATTTTCGCTTAAAATTATTGTAAATTAAGTAATAATCTTAGGTTTTTGGGGTACCATAATCTTACTTGATACTTGATTATACCCATCAACCATCTCTTTTTTAGGGTTTGCAATCATAGTAACTGCACTTTTCATAATATGTACTGGCTCATTTTCCCAGTCCACACTTAAAAACATAGGAGCCATGGCAGGTCCTACTTTTTGCATAATAAAAGCAAAAGGCTTTTCTACACAATACCTATCGGAAAGTTCTTCTACAATCTTTGTAATTACTTCTTCACCGGTTACTAACTTTAAGGTCATTACCTTATCTTTGATTTGTTCTACTAACATTTATTATCCTAATGAACTACCTGATCCGTTGAACCCTGTAGTTTCAATATATTCTAGTAATTGTTCGTATCCACCAACTTTTTCGTTGTGTACTTTTATTTGTGGGAATGTTCTAGCAGTTGGAAACTCTGCCATTACATCTTCCCTTTGAAAGTCTACGCCAAGTTGTTTGTATACAAATTTATATCCTCTTGTTTCACAAAGTTGTTTTGCTTTGACACAGTAAGGACACTGTGGTTTGCCCCATATTTCGATCATAAACTAAATCCTTTGAATGTTTCAGTATCAACGTCTTGTTTAGTACCGCCAATAACATAACTTGATATTTCTGTTTCTTGTGGAGCAACTTGTACTTCTGCACCGCTGATCCAGTTTTGTGTCCAAGGTAAAGGATTACTTCCGCCCTTGTACGGACTTGTTAAACCAACTGCTAACATTCTTTTATGTGCAGTCCATTCAACATAGTCTTTTAATAGTTGTGCATTCAAACCAATCATACTACCATCTTTAAACAAGTAATCAGCCCATGCACATTCTTGCTCAACTGCTTCAACAAACATTTTTTCACATTGTGATTTTGTTTCTTCTGCAATCTTGGCAAAATCTTTATCATCTTTTGGAAGTAACTTTAACATAGCCTGCGTACTTGCAAGGTGTACGTTTTCGTCACGACAAATAAACTTAATAATTTTTGCATTACCTTCCATCTTCTTAAGTTCTGCGAATGCCCAACTACAAGCAAATGAAACATAAAAACGAATTCCTTCTAAAATGTTTACACTGTTAATTGCTAACCATAATGCTTTCTTTAATTCATATATATCAACTTCAACAGTTTTACCATTTACTTTGTGTGTACCTTCTCCTAGTACTTGAAAGTTTAAACTCTTTTCACAAAGGTCGTCATAGTAATTACTAATATCTCCTGCACATTCAACAATTTCTGGAATGTCTAATAGTTCATCAAAAACTTTTGCAGGATCACTATAAACATTACGAATAATATGTGTGTAACTTCTACTATGAATTGTTTCACTAAATGTCCAAGTTTGTACCCATGCTTCTAATTCAGGAATACTAATTAAAGGTCCAAATGCTTCTGTTGGTGCTCTACCTTGTACACTATCTAAAAGAATCTGACGTTTTAAATTTGCAGTAAAGATATGCTTTTCATGGTCAGTTAAATCCTTAAAGTCTTTTGCATCTTTAAGAATATCAACTTCTTCAGGTCTCCAAAAGAAACCTAATTGTTTATCTGTGAATTTATCAAATTGACGATACTTTACAGTATCGTATCTTTGAATGTTAACACCGCCATCTAAAAAGGCTTTGCTTTCAAGGTGGTCTCTTTTTTTACTATCAAATACTGTCATTTTCTTCATAAATCTCCGCTTTTATATTACACACGAATCACAATTTTCATCTGTAATATCATCTAGTAGTTCTTGTTCTTTGTCGTCTACGTCAAACTTATCAACGTCTATTTCACCTTGTCCATCATAGGTGTTGAAGTAGTAAAGTTGTTTACCACCATACTTATAAAACATAATCAAATGTTGCAACATTGTACTCATAGGAATCTTTTCATCCTCGTAAAATGTTGGATTATAACTTGTATTGACACTGATACCCTGGTCAATGTACTTTTGCAGTACTGCCATAATCTTCAAATAACCTTCTGGGCTCTCTTGAGTCCAAAGCATTTGATACTTATTTTTTAATTTACGAAACTCTGGAACTACTTGTTTAAGAACGCCATCTTTGGATTGCTTAATACTTACATATGCACGAGGTGGCTCAATTCCATTCGTGCTATTACTTATCTGTGCTGACGTTTCCGCGGGCATTAACGCCATTAATGTGCTATTTCTAATACCTGTTTTTTGTAGTTGTTTACGTAGGCTTTTCCATGGCATACGTTCTTTATGTGCAACTAACTCATCAACATCTTTTTTATACGTCATATTAGGTGTTACACCTTGTGAATACTTTGTTTCTTCAGTTCCTGGACATGATCCTTGTTCTACTGCTAAATCGGCACTTGCTTTAATCAAATAATAACTCCATGCTTCTGCATACTCGTCAATAATCTTTAAGTCAGGATCTGTATATGTCATATCATTTTTAGCC